ATTGTGATCTGCTTCAAGTGTTTCCTTCTGAACGTAATAAAGTAATGCTGATGTCTCATCCATCTTCAGCCCATATACCGAAATGATTTCAATAAACAAGTCTGCAAGCGCATCTATATCTTTCTCTTCACGAACCTTCTTCATGATTTCTAAGAACTGTGCTTGCTGCTTTTTAATCTGTTCTTTTTTATTCATAAATCAAACCTCCTTTCAAAATAAAAAAAGAGATTGCACTTAGCAATCTCTTTTGAACTTTTAACTTTGGTAAAGAATATATACATTAACTTAACAAGTCTAATATTCTTGCCTTGTTAGCATCCCACAGCCCTTCTTTAATTAAATGCTGCTTCATTTTTAAAAGATCTTTTGCAGCTTTTTTTTGATCTCGTTTTCTATTTTTTCCATTCATAATGTTAATGTAACTAATCATAACTCCTTTAGCAGACAAGATTTTTCCATTTTTAAACATATTATTTTCCTCCATCTTTATTTGAGAATAATTGTTGCTTTGTAATAATTTATTAAATTCTTCCATATCACTATTTTTCCTTTCTTTATATATTTGTAGATTTATTTTAGTTATCTACATTAATAGGCGCCTTCATAAGGAAATTTGTCCAAAAGACAAATAGAGAAGTTTATTTAGAAAGTACTCTGGCTAATCTGTAACTAAAGCCTTATGTTTCAATTTTTGTCTCAAACAAAAAGGACTGCATTTATATGCAGCCCTCGTGAAAGGTAGTAGCGCCAATTTGTTTGTCCGAACATTCATTGACGATCTGTATTATTTAAGCAGCTTATGCCACTTACTGGAACAATAGGACTCGAACCTATACTAACGGTTTTGGAGACCGCTGCTCTACCGATTAAGCTATGCTCCATTAACTCTCGCAACCTGTAGAAAAAAGAGAGAGGAAATTCACCTCACTTCTTTAGTTTTATAATTTGTGGTTTGCGAGAGAATCTAAATGAGATCACAAGTGACTAAACGAAGAAAGTAGAATTTTTTTACTTCCTTGTAATCTCAAATCAAAAAAATAAGTAGGCAATCGTTCCGTTAATGTATTTGTGTAAGTGTGTCGCATTTCTTATTTTTTTGACACTATCATAATAACCCGTTTAGAAGGTATATGAAGTGTAGATAAAGTGTATAAAAGAGGTATAAAAAGTGTAATAAATGGCTACTTAAAAGCAACCAGTTCCAGCGCTGAAGCAAATTGAACAATGATCATATTAGATTCTTGTTTCACTGATTCTTCGCTGATACAGTTTCGTTGTGCTGCTAGATAGATTGGATTACCGTTGATGTATCGATCATAGAAAATTCTTTTTCTTCGCTCGGTAACATCTGGTTTGTGCGGATGCTGAATCGCAGAATAACCTCTAACAAAAAGCTTATGAAGATAATCAAACTCTTCTTGTGCTTCTTCTTTCTGGATTAACATTTGTTCGGCTTCGAAAACGTTATTGGCCGTTGATGGCGGAACCAAAGAGAATGAAGCTGTTACTTTTGGTTCCCTCGGCTGGCCAACACGACATCTAGCAGCAAGATAGGCAGATAGGAACACACTGACGTTATGTTTAGTTTGTTCCATGTCTACATCCTTTGCATCTGGTGTTTCATATTTCTTTACGTCAAAAAGTACCATCCTTTGATTCCCCCGTTTGTGGTATAATATTCGTGTCGAGAATATTACCAACAGTCGGAGGAATCCGGCTTTTTTGTTGTCTTAAATTCCATTTCCCTATACTATAAATGTATCTCTCTAGAATAATTAACGGAATTTGTAAGGAGCCTGTGAAATGAAAAAGTATTTATTCACTATTCTATTAAGCTTGTTCAGTCTTATCGTTATAACTACTTGGGTTAGTGGTTATGACAATAAGGGATTCCTATTTGCTATTACAGATTTTATAGGTACGAATCTGCTTATCAAATCCCCTAAGTTAGATGAATTTTATATGAATCAACCTTATTCTGTAAGAATATTTATTTCATCTTTAATTCATTTTATTTCATACTTTTCTCTGGGTTTGATTATAGACATTATTAGGAATTGGTTTAAATCTCTTAAAACTTGATTATCCGTCCTCCTTACTTAATTCCCAGCACTACATAGCCATCTTGTTGGGCATAATCTGTAATGTACGTTATTTCTGCGACATGAAAATTGCCTGTATACTTGCCATCTTCATATTCATTTAGTCGAAGAATATCGCCTACCTTATATCCACGATCATTTTTTCGGATTTCAAAACGTTTATTACCTGATACAACTGCTTCAAAATATTCTGGTAAAGTTTTAAGCTCGTGAATGGCTGGCTCTTTCTCGACTTCGTAGCCAAACAACTTCATTCTTATCAATGTTTCAATTGGATAATTCGTGGTATCGACAAGCCAATCTTGAAAATCACTTCTCTCATTTCTATTTGTATTAAAAGCATTTATTAAAACACCACCAAGTTCCCAATCTAACCCTTCAAAATTATCTTCGAACCAATACGCCACAAACTTTGGGACAATGGCTTTTTCCTGTACTTTAATCTCTTTTACGACCTCAATTGCTGCATTTACTCCGTCGTCATAACCTCTTGACCATTCATCTTCTGCGTCGCATCCTCCGATATCATAGAGCGCTTGAATTAAATCTTCTTTTTCTTGTTTATTCATCGCTGTTCCTCCCAAAAAAGTCAACGTTTCCTAGGATTTCTAATTCTCCGTCCGGATACACATCTAACCAATCATGCGCACCAATAAAATTATTAAAGGCATTCAAACCTTTTGTTTTATGATGGTGATTTACTCCAAATCCTACTAATAAAATTTCACCTCGTGATGTTCTAACAACGTCATGATATTTAATTACTTTACCGTTCTTGTCTTTTATCTCTTCAACACAATTTTTGTAATTTTCGTAGCTCATTCTTCTTCCTCCTAAAATTCAAGACTATCGCTTATCATGTTGCCTAATTCATCCATGATTTCGTGTGGCAACACCGCTTGTACATTGACGCCAGTTTCATCACATTTTTCTCACAAATTCACTGGCTCTTTTTTATAACCAGCATCAATTAAAATACTTTCAATTACATAAAGGTCTGTTTTCTGCTTCAAACTAGCCTTAAATTTCTTGGCAATATTTCTAGCTGTTTCTAAAGAAACGACTTCATATGTTTTAGCCAGTGCATCCGCAATGATAGCGGATGTGGGCGTATAATAAATCTCCAGCAAAATGAACACTCACTTTCTACGAGATTATTCTTCTATTTCTTCTTCATCATCTTCAACTGTCTTTTCAGGGAAAATGATGTTCTCTTTGTTTTTGCTCCAAGAATCTGCAAACGATGCGAAATGTTGGCGTGCAAGTTCAACTTGGTTGATTAGATTTTCAACTGAAACATCATGATCAGACGCAATTTCTTCTAGCGCTTCCCCTTCATCTATTCGATGCAATACGCCACGAACGTTGATTGTTACTGATTCTGGCCATTCGATAGTCGTTGCTTTCTTTATGAATTCGTCAATGGTTTCTTTCGATACTTGCACAGCAACTTCTTCGACTTCTTGCACATCATCGCCCATTTCTAAAAAAGTTTGTTCTTCTTTTAGAACTTCAACTGTCCCGTCGTTATTTACAACATATTCGACATTCGGCTTATTGGTCTGCTTGTTAACTGGTACCTTGTATTCTACTGTTTCTGGTTCGATGGTCGTTGATACTGTTTTGCCTAAAAATTCGTTTAAACTTTCATATTTTCCTTTTAATGAAGCGTTGCTAACCACTAATAGCACTTCGATATTTCCGTTTGATTTAGATGTCACTTTTTTCACTTCTGGTCTAAAATTTACTTGTTTTGTCATTTTATTTTCCTGCTTTCTTTGGTATTATTTTTTTAGAGGTGACTATTGATGCGAACAAATAAAAATCCTGTTAAAACCATAAAAGATTTTCTTATAGCTATTAAAAATAATGAATTTAAAGCTGACCGACAAGATTCTAGAGGGCTACCATATGCCGAAGTACTACCAGAAGATAGTACAGCCGCCATTGAACAAGCTATCGACAACAAATTCGTAGTGGGAGTTGAATATGAGATTATAGATGATATTTGTCAAATATTAAGGTTAGAAGATCCTATGCTAACCCCCAATGGTGAAGAATATTTAAGAAAACAGAAATTCTTCTATAACCATCCCACTGCAGAAAAAATTTTAATTGGAGTTATTTCTACAGCCATTACTTTAGTAGTTACTCATTTTTTTAGTTAATAATTAGTTGCATCTTTCCATTCGTAATCGAAATTATCGGTTATGAATGGTCTTTTTTCGTTTAAAGGCTTAGTTACACCTTGTGTGATCACTTTAAAATCTCTAGCACGAACAACAATCGCTTCAACTGGATGACCATATCTAAGGGCAAATAGACGAAAACGAAGCTTAACGGATTGGTCAATGCCATACACGCCAAAAGAGTTTTTAATATCAATGACATGTCTCCAACTCCCATCTAAGTTTTTTATGATGAAATCAGGTGAATAAGCTATCGCCGAAATTTTGCCTATACCATCTGCAGTTGGTGTAAGTTCGGTTAGTTTAAAACGCGGATGAACTTCAAAAGGCAACCCACAATTTTTGACAAACTTTGTATAAAAGTTAGCTTCCTTCTGGCTATCAAATGTGTAACCATCAATCGTGACTTTATTTCCTCGCTTATTCAGGGCTGTTGGTGATTGCATTGTTTTAACTCCCTTTCTTTGGTCGCAGTTTCCGCTCGAACTGCTTTTCCATCTTTGTTGCATTCTGGGCATGGAATAGGTGTTGCATAATTAAATCTGTCTTTTCCCCAAATCACACGCTGATCTTGACATCTAACACACTTCATTCTCATTTAGCCCCTTTCATCCAAGCTTGGTTATCTTTTGTTGCTTTTTCAATTGGTTCCTTTTTAAAATCTACTTTGGTAGATTTTGCTGTATACCTATTCGGTTTTTCTGGCATTATGATGGCTTCCTTTACCTCTGAAACAGTTCCGCCAGATACGATTGTTGCAATAGCTGCTGTCTCTTTTTGCTCAAATAGCACAGCATCTTTTAAATTAGCTACTGGCCAACCATCTTTGCCAAGATAGGCTGAAATTTTTACTACATACGGCATTGAATAATTCCCCTTTCTATCAATTTGTTTTTAAGGCTTTAAAATGCGTTTTAAGCCTTTTTTCTTTCTTTACACCTATTTATATTCGCTTGATTGTAGAACTGTTCTACGCTGAATATATTCGCTAAAAATAACATTTCAGATGCCTGCTACTCGTTTGTCTGATGTCCCTTCAATTTTCATCACAAAACCTTGTGAATTACTCATGATACGAGAAAGAATTCTCTCCCCATAAGCTTGACTCATTTCTTTACCAGTTAAATTGGTTGTAAATACTGTTGCTTTATTCTGCCGAGCTTCTACAATGCGATTTAAGGTGTCGTTATTAAAGTTGGTACTGTCATTACCTTTAACGCCTAATTCGGCCCCTAAGTCGTCCAAAACAACTAAATCAGCGCTTTTTATCTCTGCCATTAAGGTTCCTGTTATTGTCTTTCTGGCTTGTTCATCTTTCATCGCAAATTTTAGTTGTTCTAAGAGTTCCGCATAGCTAATAAACAGACAGCGTTTATCATAGTTTGATTTCTCCAACACTTCCCAAGCCGTTGACATAGCTAAATGACTTTTACCAACACCGCTTTTGCCTGAAAGAATCATATGAATTGGTTTATTCAAAAGAATTTCAGTTGTGGCTCGATTGGCAATTTCAAAAGCAAGCTTGGTTTCTGTGTCTACTGTTTTGTAAGTTTTAAAACGACAATTAATTAAATTTTTGTCGGTATAAAGCGAGCTATATTTCAGGTAATTAATCGCTCTAGCTTTCAAACTATCGTTAAACATTTTTTCTGTTTCAAGGTCTTCTGCTTTTTTGCGTGCTTTATAGCCACATTCCATGCAAGTTGGCGGACATCTATCGGACCCATCCTTGTTTTTTGCACGCCAAGCATAAAGATTTCCTCCGCACTCTGGACATGGATCAGGTGTGATATAAAGCAACGTTTTAATCATTTTTGAAAATCCATCTGATGCTGACTGCATTCTTTCACTTCCTAAAATCCAAGATCATCGTAATCCGAATGACCTGTGTTTGATTTCTGTTTTTTGGTTGTTTTCTTTTGCTTCCTTGCCGCTTCTCGTTCCTCAACAGATTTGAACCCTCTTTGTTCCCAATCTTTCAATATGGCATTGATATAGTTATAGTTTCTTGCGTTTGCATCAATAGCAATTTCAATAGCTTTAACAATTAATTGTTCAGCATCTTTTTGACTAGCTCCGATTTTTTCAAAATCAGAAATCCAATAATCAAAATCGGTCATAGTTTTAGACGACATCAATCCAAATCCGTTGTTTTCCCAAATTGAACGAATGGACGACCCTTTATTGTTATTATTAATATTCTTTTCATTCTTTTCATTCTTTTCATTCTTTTCATTCTTGTATGTGGACAACTGTTGGACACTTGTTGGACGGTTGTTGGACACTTGTTGGTCATTGACTTGATAGTCATCCCAATTATTTATTGTTATAACGCTGTATTTCGGGGTTGATGAGATGGACAACATTTGCTCGTTTTCAAATTTTTTTAACCATCTCCATAACGTACGCCCGACAATCTGTTGGTCACGTGGAACACCTTCATTGAACTCTTTCTCAATAACGGCGCGCCCTGTGACGAATTGACCGCTGGACACGGCTATCTCTTGACCATTAAAAATAAATCTACTTTCTTTATGGCTCGCCTTCATTAAACATAAAGACCAAAGTTTAAACATATTAGCGTTGGTCCAAACGAATGAATTGGTCACTTTTCGATACAATTTTATATATCCAGTATTCATTCGTTATGCACCTCCTATAAATCGTCCATACTGGTAAAATTTGTAATTTTGTTGTGTCCTCTACAATATTCACAAATTCCACAACTAACTGGTGCTTCCTCACCATTTTTAACTCGCACAACATGCTCGATGTTTTCTTTTAATTCTTCTAATTCGTAAATCATTTTTTCTTCACTAAGAGTGATGAGTTTTGCTTCACTAGGTGTTTGTTTCGAAACAGCTGCAATGAGAGGAAGAAAATTTTTGTCATATTGTTGACGAAGCAATTCGCAATAAACAGCCATTTGTAACACGTAACCGAAGCGTTCAATGAAGTTTGCTTTTCTGTTTAAACGTTCGTACCATTTTTTCTCGTGCATATCTTTGGTTGTTTTGATGTCTACAAAATACTTTTCTTCTAAATTCAAACAATCAATTTTTCCTTTCCACATTGCACCGCCAATTTCACCTGTGACGATCACTTCTTTTTCGCCTTGATAAATATTTAAAAAGGCTTCTTCTTGTTTTAATCTTTCAATCATCTGTTCCGCAATTTGGAAATCTTTCAGTAGGCCAAACGGTTTTCTTGAAGAAAACATCTTACTTTTGTTTTCTTCTTTGAATGCTTCATGAATTTCTGGTGATTCAAAGTAAGAATGAACATAATTACCAACTAGCAATGCTTTAGGATCGTTTTCTGGTGTCCATTCGCCTTTTAACTTGGCAAGAGCTGCAGCTTCACATTCAAGAAATTTTTTATATTGAGAGACAGACATATAAGCTAGGTCCGCTTCTTGTGAATAATAATTTTCATCAGAAAGGATAATCGTCTTCTTCAATCGTTGAGACATCAGCTTCACTCTCTTTCTGATTGGTTTCATAACCAGCCATCACATCTAAAGTTTCCTGAACTGGTTCTTCTAAAATTTGTTCAGCCGTTTTCGTTAAATCTTCTTTTTCAATTGGTTTTGCTTGTTCAATATCGTTTTCTTGCTCACTAATTTTTTTATTGTTGGCAAATAATTTTTCTTCAAGTGCTATTGTTGTATCTGCAACTGGTTCTGCTTCCTTACGTCTGTTTTCATCATATTCGTATTCTGTTGTTCTATTAATCGCATCTGTCAGTAAATCACTATCATCGCTTGTATTGATAAATGTTTTAGAGGCTCGATTGATTACTGTACGTTTAGCCATTTCTCCCGGAAAATCATTTTGAACATTTTTTGTTTTCGCTTTGCTCCAAGATTTGTCAATTTCTTTTTTTGTCATAACGGTATAAACACGTTCGCCATCGTTTTTTTCAATTACTGCAAAAGCACCAATAATTTCATTGTCTTGATTTGCGAAGTCTGGCTCAAATTCTTTAACGACTGTTCTGCCTTTTTCACTGCCAATCCTAAACACATCACCTTTGTGAACAACTTCCGCCCAAATATCTTTAACATTTGATAAACGTTTCAAAACGGCTTGTGTTCCAAAATATGATCGTTGCATTTGTAACTCTTTTCCATAAACAACAAAATAACATTGGGTTTTTGCTGGACTTAGGCCTTGAACAACCATATCTAATAAAGTGTTAGCAACAGATTCTTTTGTAACAACTTCTAAAGCAGGTCTTTTATTTCGATCTTGTACTTTTTGAATTGCAAACCATGCTGATTTTAGAGCATTCGATGCATTGTAATTAGCTGGCAATTGTAACCCATCCTGCTCTAAACCTTTAATTCTGTTAGAAACTGCATCAGTAACGTCTTTTTGTAAAATAATTTCCCCCATCATTGATTCTCCTCTTCTTCGTCATATTCCCACGTTGGTTCTAATACTTCTTTTTCTTCTGGTGGCTCTTGTCTAGCTCCTAATGAATCAAATTCAGGCATTTTCACCACTCCCAGAATATTTTCGTTTTGTTTTCTTCAAGTTCAACGTGATCAAATCCTTCTGTTTCTAATTGAGATAAAAACGTTGATGTAAGACCTTTACTATTCACTACGCAACTTGTATTACCATTCGCTGCTGCAGTTCGAATTGATTTAACAATTCTATTTTGAGCATTCGCTAACATTAATTCGTAAACATCATCACTTAAACCTCTTACTTCAATCATTGCAGTTCACCTCGTAAAAATGCAGTTAGTAGTTCATCCATAGATTTTTCATTTGCAGCATCTTCGGCTCTTTCTGCTACGCATTCTGGACAATCACAAGATTCGCTTATACTTAATTGCTCTTTTAGATCACCTACAAGTTTTTGCAAGAGTATAGCTAACCCGATAACTGAACCACAAAACGCAGTACTTCCTTGGCCTGTTTCAAAATTTGTAGCACATAGAAGAAGTTCAACATTCTGTTCCTTACATTCTTTTTCAAGTTCAATAATCATTCTTTCAATTTCTTTATTCATGTGATACACTCTCCTTGAATTTGATATTTGTAACTGACCTACTTTGATAGCCGTCGAAGTGGGTCTTTATTTTTGTTTTTTTACTTCTCGATCTTCCAACGCTAAATCGTAGTAGAGCAACCAAATGATAAAAGCTGCTATATATATGTTTTGGATTAATGGACCAATATTGCCACCGACTAAAAGCCCCAAGCCAAAAACGATTAGCAATGCCGCTATACGTCTTAAATGATAGATTTTTCTCAATGTGATCATCCTCCTTTCTTTAAAAACGATCTTTCGTCTCCATGAATTCTTTCCAATGAATATCTATAAAATGAGCGGTCATCTTAGCATGAAACTTCCAAGGCATCCCTTTACTAGTTGGGAACTTTACGAATCCGCCGTTTCTTATATCTACCTCTTCGCGATATTTATAGAAAACGAGTTTCCAGTCACGTATATCTTTCCCACCTAGGCGGTTAGTAACATCTTTTGCATTCCACGTCTGACCAATTAAGGTTTGATTTTCTAATTCTAAAATCTTTGCCTTTTCAATCAGAATCAAATTAGACGGTATCTCAATTGAAATTTTTGATTCTATCAGTTGCGTCATCTTACTGCCCCCCTATCTAATTTTGTAGTATTCAATAATTGCGGTTAGCGTTTCATGAGCCTTTTTACTTTGATTTTTCCCAGAAAGATAATCATTCAAGTCTTGTTTTGGAATATTGAAGTATGTTGCTACAGTAACTAAAGAAATTCCTTTTTTATCAAAGTATTCACGAATTTTAGTTCTGCCTGTCGTTGTGTCTGGCATATTATTTATCCCTCCTTTTAATAGTTAGTAAGTTAATTAGATAGAATTGTATAAAATTGTTGACTGAACACTACACTATAGTGTAGTATATAGACATACGAAATAAGCCTATAACAAAACCTTTATTATGCACTCGGTCGCCAAACTTAATGCTATAAGGTGTGTTTTTAGTTTGCTTTTTTCTATCCAATTAACTTACAAGAACAATATACACTATAGTGTTGTATTTGTAAATAAAAAACTACACTTTTTTATTGTTTTTTTGTAAGAATTTAAGGAGAATGCTGATATGACAGTATTTGAACGTGTCAAAACACTTGCAAAAAATCGATCAAAAACTATGAAACAAGTAACATTAGATTTAGGATATAGTGAAAACTATTTCTATAGTCTAAAAAGTGGCAAACAGCCATCGGCTGAAAAATTAAAAGAATTAGCTGACTATTTTAACGTGTCTGTAGACTATTTACTTGGTAGAACTGAAAACCCCAATCCAGTCGACAAAAATCAACTAACAGTCGAAGAAGCTTTATCATCTGTTATGAGTAGTGACGGAAAACCGCTGACTGAAAATGATAGAGAAATTTTGTCAGGCATTATTGAAGCGTATTTGGAGAAGAAAAATAAGTAGGTGTTGTTGTTGAGGAAACAAATTGAAATGATTGTTAAAGAGTTAGGTGTAATCATCTTAGAAAAAGAGGATTTAGATGCAGATGGACATTATATTGCGTCGATAAATACCATCGTTTTAAAAGATTCTTTGGACGAATGGAATAAAAGAAAAACCCTTCTTCATGAATTAGGCCACGCTAGCGAACATCAACATAACTACCAATTATATAATTTAGCTTTTTCTTTACATTCTAAAATGGAGCATGAAGCTGATGTATTCATGATTGACAATCTCTTAGATGATTATATGTCTAAAACTGGTTTAACTGTTGAACAAGTTAATTATATGCGTTTTATAGAAGATGCTGATATTGATGCACGTTATGAAGAGTGTATAAGAACTCTTTTGTTTAATAAACTACGAAGAATTAATTTTGCATAAAAAAAGCCCGCGTGGGGACACGGACTTCAACCTCATTTCGAGATTTAGCTGATAAAAATATTATAACAGAAATGAGGAATTTTAAAAATGAAAATAGGTAAATTGTTTGGGGTATCACTAATATCTTTTGCCATTTTAGCTGGGTGTTCATCAACTAATAATAACACGGCAGAAGTAAATAAATTAAAAACAACTGTATCAAGTTTAAAAGAGGAAAATAAAAAATTAAGCACAAAAGCTAGTCAGCTTGATGAAATACTAGATGCTTTTGGAACTTCCGATTCTAGCAAATCAGATGAAAATAGTACTGGTTCATCCAATACTTTGAAATTTAATGAATCTGGAACGTTTGGTAGTGGTGAGAAAATCACAGTAATTTCTGCTGAAGATGCTCCTAACCACCAATTGCATGAACCAAAAGATGGTGAACATCCAGTGGAAGTAAAAGCAGTTGTAGAGAATACCACTAGTTCACCTATCAGTTTTAATGTTCAAAATTTTGCTATGTATGATAACAATTCAGAATTAGCTGATTTTGATGCTAGCACTTATCAAAATAACATACCTAATGATATAGCTGCCGGAATGAAAGCTAATATAACTTTTTACTTTTCTTCAAAAGGTTCTGGACCATATGTTGTTACATTCGGGGACGGCATGTGGAAGCAATAAGTATCCCCTTCTCTGGTGAGTTCTAGCATGTTCGATTCATGCTAGGGGCTTTAGTTATACATTAAAACATATAACGTAATTTATCATGAGGTGATCATTTGTTAAACGAAATGGAACAGAAGGAATTTATTAAAAAAATAATTCCGGCATTTTCACAAGAGTATGTTGAACGACTGCTATTGCTCTATCCTGAAGCTTATAAAGAAAATCCCGAAGCTTTTCCGCTTGCAAATTTAAAAGGACTTGATATTTATTTGGTAAAGACTGATCAAAGAATACTTACAAGTAACTTTTTTGTTATCTTGAATTTAGGAACTGGTATTATACATGATGTTTGGGAATTACCCAACTCATATTATTCTGATTTTAAACACTTTTCCGGATCTCATGATTTCATCTCTTTTGTTTTAAACAAAGAGTTTGGGATACAAAATATATATCTTATTTCAAATTTTTTCGACAATTACTTGAGTGGTGCATGGGGAGATACTTCGGTAGAGGAATATATCGATATTCAAAAAGAATGGTTAGGTTATATGGCTAGAGAAAAACTTCTGACTGATGCTAGAAAATTTATAGGTCATATAAATTTACCTTCTTCTTATTATGCCAAGGATGCTTTTAAATATGCATACTCAGATTTAGATTTCGATCCAATAATTAAAATGGTTAACGATTCTGATTTTGAATATGCGATAAATGAGAGTTTAGCAGCATATGATCATTCTCTTTATCTTGCAGCAACTGCTACAGCAGGAACAGCTATGGAAACTTTAATAAAACGTATTTTAGAACTTGAAAATTCACCTGTTTCTGAAAATGAAACTACTGAACTTGGAGAATTAACTGGCCGCTTACGTAAAACTAAAGTTATTAACAGAAGGGATAAACGACGTATAATGCTAGCAGCTGATTTCAGAAATCTTGCTTCACATGCAAATAAAGGCAGAGTCATTCGACAAGATACTAAACTAATCTACCAAGAGATTTTCAATTTAGCTTTAAACTACTTTGAAAAATAATTTTCTCCTTTACCAATGAATACACTTTTATATCATAATATATAAAGTATAAAAAATGCATAATACTTCGATAAAGTATTGGAGGTGATACAATGGCAAGCATAAAAAAATTGAAAAGCGGATGGCAATTTCGAGTCTCTTATAAAGATAAAGATGGCCGATATAAAACAAAAAGCGTCAATGGCTTTTCAACAAAAAAAGAAGCGCAATTGGCAGCATCAGAAATTGAAGCTAGGTATTCTAAAGGATACTCACTAAAAGAAGGCGAAAAATTATTTCATGAGTATTTTCGAAACTGGTTTGAAGTTTACAGGAAAGGAAAGTTATCACAAGACAATGACGGTGATATTCGTCGGGCTGTTGATTTTAGTGAGAAATATTTTCCTGATACAAAATTAAAAGAATTGACTCGACAAGAATATCAAAAGGCCCTGAAATGCGAGCTGCTCTTAAAGATGCTTTGGAAGAAGGCATTATTCATAGAGACCCTACCTATCGAGTACAAGCTATAG